CATCCTTTCTTCATTTTAGTACGAAGAACAGGGTTTCTTAACCATCTAGTCCACATTTTAACTAATGGCATAAAATCTAATCCTTTGTCCATAGACTCATAGATTCTTTCTACCAATGCTTCTGGCATCGGGATAGATGATACTATACCGTTGTATTGTAAGAAAAACTCACCTGTAGCTTTGTTTACATGAATGTGTTCACACTTATCTTGAATAGTTTTAGTATAATCTACTATGGTAAGAGCTTCAAAAGCGCCTAAAGCAACTCTGTAGTCTTCCATGTTTTCTGCATTATTAGCTGTTTCAGCTATATCCTGCATTTTTGCATAGACTTCTTTATTGAAGTCTATACAAAACGGGGTATCCCCATAAGATCCTGAGATCTTATCATCGATAACGTTTATTGATATCATAATTAATTATTTTTATTTAAAGTTAATAAATTGATAGGTGGTTTCCAACCTAATCGTTGTTTAAATCCTAAGTAAGTATTAAGCTCTTTTTCAAAACCCTCTTTTTTACAAGAATCTTTAATATCTTCTATTTGATCTAGAAATAAAGCTATTGGCTCTAAGTATAATAACAAATCTTCATAAGCTATAATCATATCTTTGTCTATAACATTATTACATGTTACATCTGTAAATACAAATAGTTCTTTAGATTTAGCCTTAATAGCGGCATCTGGATTATCTTGATCAAGAGTCTCACGAAATGTATTAAATTCTATCATTTTCTTAAACATTTTCATCTGAGGTTCTTTTAGAAAGTTTCGCATACTATGAAATCCTGTTGTAGATGCAATATACTTTTGAATTTCCTCATAGTTATCATACATCTCTTTATTAATAAGTTTCATTTTATGCATAAACTTAGAATTTTCAAGTCTCATTGTATAACCAGTATACCATCTTATAATAGAATGATCTACACTAAAATGATTATTATCAGTAGCTGTATAAAAGAATTCACTAATATGTTTACAGTAAGGATTAGATGCCATATGTTTGGCTACCTTATCATTTACTCTAAGCAATTGTGGTCTATTTCTATATAATTTGTTATCCTTGAAATACCCTTCAGAAGGCTCATCACCATAATAAGCTCTAACAGGAGGATACTCCCAAAAGTAAACAGGTTCTTGATCTTGATCATCATAAGCATTAGGTCTATTAGGCCACACTTGATTATGAGTAGGATTCTGTTTTTCTAGAATCTTAGCAGCTAGTATTAAATCTTCTTCATCCTGTTTGCTACCATAATATGTAACAGTTTCAGTATTCATAAGATCTTGAGTACAAGGCTCAACTTTATCCCATATAAAACCAGATTCACTTCTAGAATATTCAGATCTAATATCTACTCTTAATGTAAAAGCAACTACCCTCTTTTGAATTTCTCTTCTAGCTTCAGGAGTTAGGTTACTTAAAGCAGCTACTTCTTCTCTTTGTCTAGCTACTTTCTTAAATTCAGTTAACCATTCTTCATCCACCTCTATATCATCATAATGAGAAATGTTATTAGAAGACTTAAGAGCTTTAAAAACATTTTGAATTCTAGTTTTCTCTTTTTGATAGAAATTCATTTGCCTTGTTCTCTCCTTGTCATCAGAAATACTACCTATAGTAGCAACACGTGCAGTATCAGTACCATCATGTTCAGATATTACATATATAGTCTCACCATCTTGAAGTTGTCTGATAGCATAAGCATCTTTCTTCCAAGAAAATTGAGTTTCTAGATCTTTAATATATATATTATGTTGTTCTTTACCAAAACCGTCCCAGTTCTCAAGTTTATCTCTTGTAACTGTTTCTTTCTTAGTATTCCAATCTTTATGTATATATATTTTTTTAATATCTGTGTTTTTACCAAATATAGTAGAAACATTACCAAATTTAATAGAAGTATCACCTGGAAACTTAGGGTTTAACTGATCTTTGTCAATTATATTAGATAATTTACTAAGAACAGAATTACCTCTTGAGTCTCTAAGTATAGTACGACAATTAGCAATCCAAGTTACAAAGTCTGTGTCTTCTAACTCTTTCTGAGCTATTTCTGTAGCCTCTGCTGCAGCACGATTAATTAGTTCTTGAACATAAGATTTAGTAGCCTCATTCCAAATAACTTTTTCACGCGATGGAGTAACATCTACACCTTCTTGAAGAACAATTTCTTTGCCTGTATCAGGATCTCTCATTACTTGTCTCATAGGACATTTAAAAGCAATAGCACCCCACATATCTTCCATTTCTAACTCTCTAAAGTTAATATGGCCATAGTTAATACCTGTAGTAGCGTTCTCATCTTTTACTATAACAATATGAGGCCTACTAAATACATAACTATCAGAAATAATAAGATTCTTAGAATTATGTAATACATCAGCATGAAAATTCATTTCTTGCTCAGCACCATTTTCATCTATAACAGTAAATTCAACATTATCAATATATAATAATTGTTCTTCTACTGCATCTATAAAACGACTTCTATTGTGTCTTTTTACACCAAAACTTATCTCAGTATAATTAAGAGCATATGTTTCTTCATAATAAACTTTAGTCCCATCTGAAAATGTTATAAAAGGATTTTCTTTACCTGTTTCTAAGTTAAACCTAGGTATAATAAAATCTGTTTTATAATTATAACAATTACATTTGAACTTTTTACCATTGTGTACAGTTTCTATAGTATAGAAATCAACGCCTGTTGAGAGTGCGACTTTTGCACCCAAACCAAATGCGCCAAAATTCTCGCTAGTATTTCTTTTCGTAGAATAACCTAGCTCTAGAATTCCTTCTAACCTTCTATTACCAATACCTACACCACGATCTAGTACAGTAAATTTATCACAAAATCCAGTACCCTCATTCTGTTTATATGTAAGATGTATTTTATGCTCGTCAAGATTTAAATGTTCTCTATTATAATAAGAAGCATCATAATTACTATCTGTATATGCTTCTCCTTCTCGCTGAATATAGTAATCTTCTGGTTTCTTTTTACCCTCAATAATTTCTAATGCCATTTCCTTTTCACGTTGAGAGTCACATGCATTTGTAGTTAACTCTCTAACTGTTGATGGAATTGGCTGAGAATACTGAGAGGCTTGAAGAATGTCAAAGACTAGCTTTTCAGCACCTTTGTTGATTTTCTTCTTGACACCCTCTTGTCCACTTTGGATGTCACGATCAATTGTTTTAATACTCATAACCTAATTTTTGTTTTAATTTATTATAATACTCTTTTTGTTTATCAGTTAGCATCCAACTTTGTGCTGGAAATACTCTTTGTTTGACACTATTTCCCAATATATATGATTGGCGAGGAGTGCCTTCCTCTAATCTCTCATAATACCATTTGTGATTTGATTCTAGTGACCCAGGTATATCATAATAGCGTAATAAGCCATCCGAATATGCCCCACCAGCAGTTTTATATTTACCTTTAGTGTGTGAAAATACACCAAAATACCTATAATTACCATTGTAAGTAACTGTTAGTAAATCACCTGGTTTAAGAGATTCATACCACTTATCAAGTGGCGTAATCTCTGTTTTATCCATTTTATAAATTTTTAATAATCTCTATTGTTTCTCGTACCTGTTTTTGATTCTTAGGCACAAATAGTTTACATGATTTGTTATTATCTTTAAGATGCTTTTTAAACATTTTCCATTTAATAGGAAAACGATCATTAGCATAGCCTTTACACTCTATAATCCACGTACGATCTGGACACAAGAAGTCTGGCAAATATGTTACTGCTCTAACTTTTGTATCTGATTTATCCCTATAACCTTTTGTTGATTGTTCATAGGTGATCTCGTCATAATTATATGAATCTAGGAGAGTAAATTTCTCGCTTTCGTATTCAAGAGGAATATTATTTTCTTTAAGTGTTTTATATGTAAAAGCTTCTAATTTTGATCTGAATTTTATTCCGTCTACTGTTGTTGATTTTGAATGTATTTTACCTTTACGTTTTCGTCTATATTTTCTAGCCATAATTTAGTTTTATTTAAACCGTGGACAACAATAGCATCTGAAATGTCTTTGCAGCGCCAACTTCGGGGTATACAAAGGTTTGTTAATTTAAACTTGTCTGCAATTTTCATAGCCATTGTTTGTCCAGGATTTTCTAAAGATTCAAAGTCATTATCATAAAATATAATTATTCTTTTGAATCTGTCTCGCAACCCCTGCATTTGCAATTCATCGGGCATTTGCATTTCAGATTGGAATGCCACGGCGGGCAAGCCCAACACATGCAAACACATAACATCTTTGAGGGAAGAAGTAATATATAAAATATCACCGCTTTCACAAAGTTGATCATAACCTTGAATATCTTCTTTGCTGGTGTTACTAAACCATTTAGTTTCTTTTTCATATGGAGCATAAATTTTATATTTGTTTTTAAACCTAAAAGCATAAGTTGGAGTTTTAGATTTAAATCTATTTTCATTTATCCAATAGTATGCAATAGGCTTAACAGCAAAGGTACGTAAAATTTTCTTACTTATACCATACTGCTTCCAAAATTTAGCGTCTTGAAAATTCCAATCTCTGCTCTTAATTTTAATTATAGTTAATTTTTTAGCTTCTAATTTATAATTATATTTATGAGCTATATAACCACGTGTAAAAGTACGAGCAGCATCCTTACAAGATAATCCCAAATTAAAATCATTATCTATTATAGTTAAAGCTTCAGGAAATGTTACATTATATTTATATTGAACATATCCAAAACAATTAAATGTATGTTCAGGATGTCCAAAGTCTTTATATAATAAACCTCCTTTATAATTTACAATAGATACAGAAGGTTTGTTATCTTTTCTTAATTCACTGCAAAATTTTTTATTTAAGATCTTAAAACTAAAACAATAATGTCTAAAAATATCATACTCTGTTATTTTTTCTAAAATTACTTCTGTATGCAATATGTCATTACTTGGTCTTGATTTTATCATAATAAGTGTGTTAAAATATATGGGCAGAGAATTGTAATAAAATTCACAAAGTATAACAGGACGTTAATATTTAATTACTAACTCTGCCCACATAGAATAAAGAGGAGCTCTCACATGCTTAGTTACTACCTGCAGGTCGCTTTGGGCTCATTAAAGGATTTCCAACCTGAATTTAGTTTTTTTAATGAGTTAAATCAATAACTTACATGTACGTCTGAGTGAATAACCGCTACTTACGACGAGCACTCCTCTAATAATTACCAATCTTCATTTTCATCACCTCCGCTAAAAGGCAACTCATCTTCTTCATCTGGTGTTACAACAGAAAGTTCTGGTTTGAATTCTCCCCATTTAAGATCAGTAGCAAATTCTGCATTGAATGCGCCATAATCATCATTTAATGATTTAGTAAATAAATCATCTCTTTGTGGTTTAATTCTACCAAATACTTTAGTATAAACTTGTTGATATTTACCATCTTTCACACCTACTAACAATCTAACTTGGTTGTTAGAAAGTGCTTTAACCAACTCTTTTAATTCTGTAATATCACCTTGAACTATTTTATCCATAGTTTCAAAGTATACATCACCACCTGGAGCTACATTAGCCCAAGCTTTAACAAAGTTAATTAAAGTTTCTTCACCACCAAAAGCTTTTCTAGAAGTTTCAGGTTGTTGCCACCAATCATAGTCAGGCTTTTCTTCTGACCAAGTAGACTGACCTATTGCATTTAGCCATAAGTTTTTACCTGTCTTACTAACTTTTGATTTATTTTGCATTAAGATTTCCATCCTAGTAATAAGATCTTCATTCTTAATCCAAAAAGCTAATTTAAAGTAATCTTCACCATTTAACTCTAAAAAGTAATTTGGTTCTTGTTTTACTTTTATATCCATGTCATGCAATTCTTGCATTGTAGGATTTACTGCCATTACAGTAAAATTTGAGATACCTGAATAGTTTTTAATACTATTCATTACCTCTTGATCTGAATTATTGCTTGTTATCGCCATTTTATTTAATTTTAAATTAGTTTATTATTAATATCCTTTTTCATTAAAGTCATCTGCTTTAGTTTCATATTCATCAAGAGTATCTTCATCAAGCATAGCTTCTTGAAGTTGATCTTGTTCTTCCTCTGCAATTTGATCTTCAAGATCTAATTGATTAGGATTAGATTCAGCTGCAATAGCTTCCTCGAAAGTAACTTCTTGTGGTGTATCATCAACAAAATTAAAAGATAACTTTCTAATTTTCTTAGCTTTTTTACCTTTTAATGCAGGGTGTTGAAACATCTGAGTTACTTCCCATGTTTCTAAATCATATTTTTCTTTAATTCCATTTCTATCAACTCCATTATTTAGATCTTCTAAGATCATAGTTGTAGTGATAGTTTCAGGAGTAACATTTGTATTTTGTGTTACTTCGTTTTCGATTGGTTGTCTAGCTTCTACCATAATATAAATTTTAATGTTTTTAATTAATCAATAAATATTTGTGTCCAGTCAAGTTTCATATCTTGACCCTTTAAATGATCACATCGCGATCCTGCAGTTATATCATTCATAGAGTTAAATGATATCATAGTGTTATCACCTTCTCTATATATATAACCTATAGCATCAGCGTTAGCGCATGTTATTTGTTTAATCTTACCCGTTAAGTCAAGATCTTTAGAAGAGACTTCTTTCCCTTTCTTATCAAGCATCTTGTCTTTGAGATGACCAACTAATATCACGTGATCTGCTAGTTTGTTCAGCCTATCTACCCATCTTTTGAATGCAATTCTAAGATATAGATAACCTGCACCATTAGGAAGAGATAAGACAGAAACGCCTTTTTGATCCTTATCAAAGTTTTTACCCATAGGAGTATTTTGATAAATCTT